TGGATTTGATATTAAAGAGTTAATGACAGGTGGTAATCCATTTGCTCCAGGCGAATAATCGCCATTCATAGGGGGTCTTTTGACCCTCTTTTTTAGTCTTTATTTTTAATTATGTACGAAGATAGAATTTATCAGTTGGAATTAAAAGTCAACATTTTAGATAAACAAGTTAAACAACTTATGGAGTGTTTACCAACAATTAATAAAAAGTGGATTAGACCTTGTGAATTAGGAGATTTGATTGGTGTTAGTTATCGTCAAATCGCTAGATATAGAGAACAAGGAATATTTAAAAAAGATAGTTATAGATATGTAGGTAATCGTTACGAATACCATAATGTAAAAGCTTTAACTGATTTTGAAAATAGGAGTTAATTTTTTATGATTAAATCTATAGAAACTTACTACAAGGGTTATTTATGTAGATCCAGAACAGAAGCAAGATGGATGGTCGCTTTCGATAAAATGGGTATTCAGTTTGAATACGAACCAGAGGGTTTTGATTTAGGTAAGGCAGGAAAATATTTACCTGATTTTTATTTGCCGCAATATAATACTTACGCTGAAGTTAAAGGTAGAAAATTTAATTTAGATGAGATTGAAAAAGCTAAAGAATTGTCTATTCAATCTCATCAATCTGTATTATTTTTAGAAGGACAACCAGCGAGAAAGGGATATTGGTTTATATACTCTTTTAATGATATTTTTAAAGAAGAAAATAATTATGTACATATATCCAAATTACCTTATCCGTTAAAAGATTTTTATACAATACACGGTTATGAAAATTTTAATAAGGGTGGACAGGTTACAGAAGGTAGTCTTCCGATAGAATGGTTTTTTGAATATAAAGCAAGAAATCGTGGAGTTTGGAGGTCAGATAAAGATTATGTTTTATTATTAATAGATATATTCAATCCTCGTAAAAAATTTTGTTTTATTAAAAATGACAGAATTTCTGAGGAAAAGGAATATATATTTTCTTCGCCTTGTGGATTAGAAAGAGTTGATGAAAGTGACAGTATAGCTGTTAGGGCATCTAGGTCAGCACGATTTGAGCATTATAGAAAATGAAAGTACTCGTAGCCTGTGAATATTCTGGAATTGTAAGAGAGGCATTTGCTTCTAAAGGACATGATGCCTGGTCCTGTGATTTATTACCTACAGATCAGCCAAGTAATAAACATATACAAGGAGATGTTCTTGAAATCATAAATAATGATTGGGATTTAATTATTGCCCACCCACCATGTACCCATTTATCAGTAAGTGGTGCTGCCAGATGGGCAGAAAAGGTTGCAGATGGTAGACAACAGGCAGCTATAAAGTTTGTTGAAGATATCTGGAACGCAAATTGCCCATTCATAGCAATAGAAAATCCTGTTGGAGCGTTGTCAACCAGATCAAAATTAGGTAAAGCCAGCCAATATATTCAGCCTTATGAATTTGGTCATGCTGAACAAAAGAAAACTGGTTTATGGCTTAAGGGTTTACCAAAATTAATTCCTACAGATGTTATAGATGTAAGTAATTTACCTGATAATCAGAGACAGAGATTACATTATTTACCACCATCAAAAGATAGATGGAAGATAAGATCAACTACATTCCAGGGAATAGCAGATGCTATGGCAGATCAATGGAGCAATGTAGACCAACAGGTATTGCAAACTAATCTATTTAAGGTATATTAAAAATGGGAACGTATATCTACGAACCACTAATGGGGTCATTACAAAAACATGGAGCGTTAGC